GTTTGAGAACTGCCACGGTATGCTGCACTGGTAGATGTTATCCCTGGCGTCGTCGTAGGGATCGTACCAGTACACCCCCGCCCCGAACTCTCGGCACCATCTCTCGACGTTCTTGCCGATCCTCCCATGACCCACCAGCCCGATCATCGCCTCGTATAGCTCGTGCCCCCGCAGGCTTTCCTCGTCCCGCCTCCACTCCCCCGACAGTAGCATCTTATCCAGGCGTCGCAGGGCGTTCAGAATGAGCAGGAACGTGAACTCCGAGCTGGCCCTGATTTCCTCCAGGGCGGGACGGTCATCCAGCAGAGACCGCAGTTCAATACCCGCCTCCCTAAGGGCCAGCATATCAATGTGCGTGTTCCCCGTAGACGGCGTCACAACCATCTTGAGGTCGGGCAGCATCTCCAGGGCGGCCATGTCCAGGACGTAGTGCGCATTCGGGTTGGCGTAGAGAATGCCAATCGGCGGCAGCCCCTCCAGGTCTTTCGCCTCATAGACCTCCCAGAACGAGGTCTCGCACGGCCAGGACCACATCTTCCAGTGAGGTCTGTAGGGGGCGCTCCAGTGTGCCAACATTATGTCAGCCTCGACATAGCCCTTCCGATATGGACCATCTCGGCAAACTCCTCAAATGAGAGCGCGAACTGGTTGTCTTTGATGCTCTCCTCGGTCTTGTCCAGGGTTACGTGCTTCTCGATAACCGTCGCTCCCCTGCCAATGGCCACCAGCGCATCCTCAATTCCATGAGTGTGCGATGAGTAGCCGCCCCACCACAGGCTAGAGAAGCGCATCGGCAGTTGTAGTTCCTCCTGGTAAACGGGATACTTCGGAACACAATAAAGAGAGACCGCCCCAGGGGCACTGCTCCCGGAAACGTACAGCGGCTTGCCGCTTTGCAGACACAGATGCAATATCTTCTCGTAGTTCTCAAAAGGCGCATTCCTGGCAAATGTCTCCGGATGCGCCATCTTCAGGTAGTCTACGCCGCAAGATTCCGCCGTGGCCAACCCGCCCCAGGAGAACACCGACGCCCCGAACTGGATGTCAAAGTAGTCACACCAGCCACGTATCAGTTTGGCGTTCGCCTCGGCCCACCTGCGGGCGTCCCCCGCATCGGGACCCCAGCCGAACTGGAACTTCACGGCATCTGCGCCAGACATCTTTGCCCTGCGCACCATCTCATAGGCCAGCGCCTCAATGCCTTTATGCATACTGCCGAGTTCGGCTATGAAAACCATGGCCGCCAGTTCCGGCGTTGATACAACGGGTCTCCCATAAACTTTGCCACCGCCTCATATCCCATGCCCTGTAGATGTTCGTCAACGTCTTCGCAGGTCAGGCCCGCCATGGCCAGATTGTCGGGGCGCAACTCCACCGTCACGAGGGGATTTCCAGAGAGCACCCCTTCGGCCCCGCGCAAGACCTGCATTTCTGACCCCTCTACGTCGACTTTCAGGAAATCTACATTCCATCCAACAATACTGTCTAGCGGTACGGCGTCCACCTCCGCCACAAATGCGTCTGAGAGTCCGTAGCGAGAAACCATTCCTACGTTGGCGAATAGATAAAGGCGTTTTATGTCCGGCCGCTGTTCCGGGGTTGGGAAGGCGAGGCGTATTCTCTCCTCTTTGTCGCTGACGGCAATGTTCACGGGGTGAATGTTCTTGAACGCCCTACAGTTCTCCACGAGATACCTGAAGTTGTCTGGGTGTGGTTCTATGGCAAGTATTTCCACCCCTGGCCATATAGCCTCGTAAACAAGAGACATTGTTCCTATGCAGGCGCCCACATCAACGATATGCCGAATGTTTCCTAGACGCTGCCTGACATAATCGGTTGAATAGTAGGCATCCACTATCTTGTGCAGTGTCCTGAACTGGAGGGGCGTGGGGGCCGTAAAGTTGAACTCCTTACCCCCGACTTCAAATCTTGCGGTTGCGTCCAAGGAGCGCCTCCACCAGAACAAAATCCAACTCGGAGTCGATGTTCACGCTCTTCTCCAGCGGCATGTACCAAGGCCTAAGATTATCGCTACCCTGAAGAAGAATGCCGTCTAGAAGTGCATCCCTGAGCACCACATACAAGCTGCCGTTGCGGATGAAGGCATCTGGTTTGAGTTCCTGTCGCAATCCCGCCGGCGGCTCGGGCCAGGCAAAGTCAATCAATCTATCCTCGAAGACCCGCTTGATCCGTGCCGGGTGGTGATCGTCCAGCTTTGTCACCCCGATAACCCCGTCTGCCCCAGTGTGGATCAGTTTCTCTATTGCCCCGTCGATGTCATAGGCCGTCTTGAGAGGATTGGTGCATCTTAGGTCGGCCACGATGTCATACCACTCCCCCTCTTCCTCCTCGCACCGCTTCAGGGCGTGCTGCATCACGGCAATCATTGGGGTATGGTCTTCGGCCAGTTCCGACGGCCGCATCAGAACCCCGGCCCCGTAGTGGCGGGAAACCTCAGCTATCTCGTCATCATCTGTAGACACAATGTATCTACTGATGAGATGGCTCTTCTTGGCTTCTCGGATGGTGTAGGCAATCAGGGGAATGCCATTGATCTGGCGGATATTCTTCCGGGGAACGCCCTTGCTTCCTCCCCTGGCGGCCGTGACCCCGAGGACCCTCTGCTGGCGGTTCATCTGAGCCTCTGGAAGTCGTCCTTGGCTTCCCGGAAGATCCTGCCGTAGCGAGCCGCCTCGGCCAGTCTGGAGGCGTGCTTTTTCGGGTCATTCAGGGCATCCTGAACAAACTGCGGGAAGCGGTTTGCCATTGCCTCCGCCTCCTCCAGGGCAGTCCAAACCCTGTTGGCACACTTCTCCAGGCCCAGGTTCTCGTTCTCCAGGACGTTGATATACCTATCCCTCTCGGCCAACTCTGCCTTGAGCCTGGCAAGGATGAGGTTGGCATCCCCCGAGAACCGCAACTCTTCCAACGGAACGGGCTGATCCTTACGCTTTCGAGGCATCGTCCATAACCTCCCACGCCTTCTGTACGGAGTCTTCAACACGCTCTCGGGCGGCGTTCTCTCGAACGCTCTCGACTCCAGTAACGCTCTCGTCCAGTTGTATCCATCCCGGCAGCGGATCGTAGCTGATCTTCCCCGTCTTCAACGGCGACCACCACCACAGGAAGATGGCCCTGTCGGCATTCTTCACGCCCTCTGTGTTGGAGCCATCAAACTTCGCTCCCAGGAAGAGGCTATTCAGCAGATCCGCCCCAGTCATGTCGCACTCGATGAAGAATGCGTTCTTGAACTGGGCGTATCTCAGATAGGCCAGGCACAATTTGGTCCTGTAGAACTTCGCCCCTCTGCCGTAACAGCCCGTAAGGTCGCAGCCCGTCATGTCGGCGTCGGTGAAGTTCGCCCGCTGGATGTTGGCCCTGGACAAATCTGTCCTAATCAGCGTCGCCTGCGATAAGTTCGCCTGCGACAAATCGGCCCCCCGGAGGTTGGCGCTGGTCAGATTGATGCCTCGCAAATCCAACCCACGCAAATCAGCTCTCTCCAGGTTCGCCCCGACGAGGGAACTCTTGTAAGCCAACTCCAGGCGCTTATCTACACTGGTCATAGCGTCGTGTTGAACGGCTTCCGTTCTTCCTCGGGAACGAGCGGGCTTCTACCGTCTAAGGACCTGACGGTTTCCCTGGCGTCCTCGCTGGACCGAAACTCTCTTGCCGCTTTCACGGCCGCCGCCGAGTGTCCTCCCCCGGTTGGGGAGTTCATGGCTTCTAGGGCTTTCTCCAGAGATCCAAACTCCGGCAACTTCGGGCGCCACATCCCGTTGACCCTGACCTGGGTTCCATACCGCGGGTTCTCTTCCTCCGCCTTTTCCCACAGACGTATCTCGTCCATCCGGGCCTCGACATCGGTGTACTTCAGCATCAGCTCGGCAATGGCGGTTTTCTCCGCCCCGGAGGTCCGTGCCTCATTGATCTGTTTGACCAGGAACTCCAGCTGCATTTCCAGTTCCTGCAATCGTAACTCAAAGGCGCGGTGTCTCATTTGGGCCTCGTAGATGCATTCTCTTGGAGAGAGATGCCCCCTAGGACGCTGTGCCAGAGATCAACGTATCCCTCTTTGGGATCGTAGGACGGGATGCCCCCCTGTGGATCCCAGTACCAGTGAAAGACCGCCTTATCAACATTCCGCATCTGGTCGGTCTTGCAAAGGGGAGGCCCAAATCTTGCCCCCAGGAAGAAGCCATAAGCCATGTCTACTCCGGTCATGTCTGCCCCAAGGAAGAAGGCATTCTTGGCCGTAACCCTCCTAAGAGACGCCCACCACATCGTGGCATGGATGAAGTTGGTTGCCCGCAAGTAGGACATAGTGAGGTCGGCGTTGCTGAAGTCTGCATCCTCGCAGTTCGTGTTGTAGAGGCACGCCCGCGAGAGGTCCGCCTTCACGAAGATTGTTCCCCGACAGTCAGCGTGGGACAGGTCTGCCCCACGCAGGTTTGAATTGGTAAAGTTCACTCCCCTGAGGTCCATGTACCTCAGGTCGGCGCGCTCAAGGTTCGTCCCTGCCAGGCAACAATGCCTGACAACCTCAAGAGGCCGAGCCATCTTTTAGCGCCCCCAAGAAATCCTGTGCGAGTTTCTTGGCTACCGGTTCCCGAAGACGTTGACCCTCTTCTTCGCTCTCCCCCTCTGGTCCCTTGCCCCTGTTTGCCAGAGCGGCCCTCGCCTCTTCCTCTGAATTGAACACGGGCAACTTGCCCAGGAGTAGCGGCTTCGGAGAGTCTTCTATCGTCAGCGTCTTTGGTTCCGGTGGCGCTGTCTGTATGTCAATTTCTCGTTCGGCAATCTGCCCATCCACAATGGCAATGCGGGTGCGCAGGTTCGCCGCCTGATCCTCAAAATCCCGCAGGCTATCGGCAAAGCCTTTGCGGATTAGCTGAAGTTGCTTCACTCGTGCGTCGGCGGTCTTTGCGTCCATTCCATGAACCTCCAGATTGAGTTGCCAGATTTTCTTCCAGTGGTCGGCGGCTTTCTCTACTTGCCACCCACGGACCTTCTTGTACAGTTTCCTATCCAAGAACACGGTCGCTGCGTGCCTGGCCTCCGCCACGGGATTGCAGTCTACCCAGTGCTTGTAACCCGACTGTCTGGCCCTTGCGGAGAACACGAAGTCTGCTCCGAATGGGCCGCGATCACCGTTGGTCATCTCGGGCAGGGGTCCCATCCCCAGGATTGGCTCCTTGGGGTCCATCGTCTTCTGTACTGCTTCTAGAACATTCCTCTTGATAAGCAGACAGCCGAAGCCGCTGGTCGAGACCTCAATCAGCCCGTCATCGGGGATGTCGTACAGTGGCTCATAGGGCCACTCCCCAACCTCGGCAATCGAAATCATTGGGTTGAAGCGCCTGCGGAAGTAGTGCCCGCTGACAATATCTAGGTCGTGTGACCGCAGCCTCTCCAGGATGTCGTGGTCAAACAGCATGTCCACGTCCACCAGGAAGAAGGCGTCGAACTCCTTGCGATGCACGAACTCATCACAGAGTTCGGTACGGGCGATGTCTCCGCGCGTGCGCCACTGGTACTTGCGCTCGTCTCCGGGCCTCAATCTGATGGTAAAGAACGATTCGACGCAACCCCCGTGTGCGTATTCGGATGATACTCCGCCGACAAAAACTCGCATTATCCCTCCGGGCGGGGGCGAGGTTAGCGCCCCCGCCCTTCAGGCTATTCAGTTGTTAGGAGGCGCTCGACCGACCGAACGTTGAAGTATTCGCAGTGAAATACTTGAGGACGTTGGGCGTGGTCGCGGCGGCGATCTGAACGGCGAGCTGCGGCGTCCCTGATTGAATCACCAGGAACATCTCACCCTTGGCAAGCCCAGTCGTGGGCAGAGCCGTGGTGTAGGGGGTGGAGAACTTCAGCGACTTTAGAGTATCCAGTCGCAGACCAGCCACTCCCACACCCGTGGTGATTGAGCCCGCAGCGATGGCGCCGGCCGAGTTGATTACGAACACCTCGGTCGACCCGGTGCGGCACACGAGGTAGTCACCGCTGATGCTGGCATCGCCAGTCAGGGTGATGAAGTCGGTTGCCGCGGTATCTTGTCTGAGTTCGACTTCCCCGTTGAGGGGGACAGCGAGACCCTTGTACGTGCTAGTTCCAACAGCCATTGTCTTTTCCCTGCTAGAGGTTAGTCTAGCTTACCGGGCGGGCACCCCATTTTGCAAAGCAGGGCGCGATGTGATCCTCAAGAGAACCCTCCCAGACTATGTTACGCGACGCTTGCGCTCGAAGCAACCTCGGCCCGCATGAGCCAGCTTTCACTCATCCGGCCGTAGTTCCCGTACCACTTGAAGCCGAGCGTGACCCACTGATCGAGTGCGCCGTCTCGCTTCGGGCCAACGATGGTGCCGTACTCGCCAACCGAAGGCTCATAAACCTTGGCCAGCGACATCGGTCCACCGAAGACGATGGGGAACACATCCGAGGAGTTGCCAACCCAGGAGGCCGCGGCATGGTCAAAGCGCAACCCGCCGTTGGAGGCCTCGCCAACAAAGGTCACCGTTCCAGTTGCATGAGACACGAAGCGCACCCGCTCATTCATCGGGTAGTGCGTATCTCCGGTCTCTCGCGTGCCGATGGTGAACCACTTGTTGGTGGGTGTGTCCAGGTGCGTTACCGTGGACAGGACGAGCGTCTTGTCCAGAGCATTGACCGAGGAGGTCAGCGTGTAGAACACCGCTGAAGCAGGATCGGTCAAAACGGCCCCGGCTCCACCAAAGACCTTCGCCCAGGCTGAACTCACGAGAGCGAACGGGCCGATGCTCCCCAACTCGTAGTTGAGGATGATGCCCTTGTCCTGGTAGATGCCGACGTTCTGGACGTTCCCGTCCTCGCGGATGTCGTGGAAGGCTGCCGGGTGCATGATGGCAACCCAGCGCCGGCCCCCGCCCATGCCCTTGAAGCCTGGGCACTTGAGGGTTTCCAGCATCGTTGAGGCATCGCTGAATAGACCATCGGTCGCCCGGTGGCCCGTTGCGGAAGCCAGAAGTGAGGTGCGGGCAGCAACGCCCTGTCGGATGACGAGGCTTCCCTGGCACGCAACGTCGCGGGCCAGAACCTCAAGGCTTTCCATCAACCCCTTGCCGACGATCCCGAACCGCGCAGCACCGTAGTCGGTGTACGCCTGGTTCAGAAGCAGCTCGGAGCACTGAATGCCCTCGCCACGGCTGGTGGGGGTGATGCTCAGGGTCGCGTCCCTGAGTGCCTGCATGGCAATGTCCGAGACTTCGGAGATTGCCGAGGTGCCGGGCTGCATGTCCGAAAGGGCATCAACCTGCACCGAGGAACCACGAGCAAGGTTGCTCATGTCTTTGCCAATAGGCGCAGCGATCTGGTCGTAGATGCGCGCCATCTCGGCAGCTTCGATGTAGTTTTCGATGTACTGGGTCCTGACTGAATTGGGAAGGTTTTGCCCGCCCACCGCAGTCGAGGAAACCGTTTGGATCAAGGAGGCCATTCTATTACCCCTCGGCGCTGAAGGCTGGCTCTAGCCCGCTCTCGGCTCGTTGGGGCACCGTTCTTGCGTGCAAGGAAATCAAGGGCAAGCCGCGTAACATCAGACAACCTAGAGTCGTCTGAGCCCTCCAGCTCACGCCACTCCTCCAGGAGTGACTGAACCTCGGCGTCTTCCAGGCCCTCAATATCATCGAGGATGGCTTGCGCCTTTTCCTCGATTTGTAGGTGCATCCAATCGAGCGGCACTATCGCCTCTGCGAGGCGAGTTGAGCCTTTAGTTCAGCGCGTCGTTTCTTGTTTTCAGGTGAGATGGCGCTTCCGCGTCTTCCCTCCTGGATGTCCCTAAGTTCCCGCGCCAGCTCATCTTCCGTTGCGGAAGTTACGCCAACGCCAGACTCGGAGACTACGGCTCCGGCGCCGATCTTCTCGCCCTTGGCCTTCTTGAAAGCGGCCTTGCGGGCATCCTTGAAGGCGTCCTCCCAGTTGGTATAGCGTTTGCCGTCCCAAATCTGGTGAACCTCTTCGTCGGTTAGTTCGACCCCGGACTCATCTTTCAGGTCATTCAGGAATTTCGCCGTTCTACTCTCGGCGTCCCCATCAGCCGCCCTGCCAGGAGCACTGACGGAACTTGAAGCTGGCTTTTCGAGGGCTTCCAATCGGTCCACGAGCGCCTGGCGCTCAATCTTGTCCTCGATCTTCTTGGGGTCCCCCCCCGCAGCCTTGACCCACTCATAGATTTCATCGACCTTGGCGAAGCGCTTGTCCTTGGCAGACTTGAACCTCGCGTCGATGTCGTCTGGGAGCCTCTCAAGGCGTGCCTTTACCTCGGCCAACTCCTTAGCGAGAGAACTTGCGTCTGGGCCGGTCGCTGCCGAACCCGCATCCGCTGATCCGCCCGAAACGTCAGGGGCTGGCGGCCCCGTCGGTTCCGGCTCGACCACCGGAAAGGCGTCCTGCACACTAGCGGTCATCCTGTTTGTCCTCCATGCCAACTATTTTAGCACAATTACTGGGTTTGTGCAAGTCCTTGTGCTATATCGGATAGAATGTGGTCAACTGTGGTTCCGTATTGGTCGGCTATTTCTTGCAGCCTCCTTCGGGCCACCTCGGGAAGGGGCTCGCCATTTTGGTTATCGTCTAGAAGTGCCCAGATATTGGGCCCCAGAACCTGATACCACTCCGCCGGCTGGAGACTCGGTTGCCCGGCCTGCGCCTCCCGCAGCGCCTGTTCGCTCGGGTAGGTGTAGTCCTCCGGCCTGTCCGTAAGGTAGGGCACAACGTCGGGATTGCGCATGAACCAATCCGTCCGCCATGCCCGATACTGCGCATACGGGGGGTGGGCTCTCAGGTACTCTCTCCGCGCGGCCCCCTCATCCAGAAGATAGTAGTCACTCTGGAGGTCTCTCCACTGCGGGAAGTAGGCATCCCGAGACTGGTAAAACGCATCTGCCCTATAGGCTACATCCCTGGGGGCCAAGTCCAGCGGAGGAATTTGCCACCCCGGTCCCGTTGAGAGGGTGCCGGGCGGATCGCCCCGCATGACCCTGGTCCACGCAACCAGCATCTCGTTCGGGATGGACTCATAGCTTCGTGTCTCTCTGCTCAGGAAGGCATTCTGGAACATTGGCCCCAGTTGTTCAGAAACCTCGTTCTGGTGCAATTGCGGCAAGGAGTTCCAGGTATCCCATATCTCATCAACCGCAAACCGGCGTATCCGCTCCTCGGGCTTATTCCAGTAGCCCAGGTCTACTCTGGCCTCATACTCTGGGTGGGCCTCGAAGAACCGATTGACCGCCTGCATGTCACCGCCGTCATACTCCTGCCACGCTTGTGCGTACTCGTCTCGTAGTTCCCGTAGGTGCTCTTCTCCGGGCGGGTAGGCCCGAATGGGAATGCCGAAGACGGACCTCGCTATTCCCAAAAGACCTGGACCGCCGGATATTTCCTGCACCGCCCTATGCTCCGCCAGGTCAAACACTTCACCCTCTCGGGACGTCATTGCCTCCCGCTCTTGCTGAAGCGTGATCTCTCCCGTGGCGACCATATTGGATAGCATCCGGTCAATTCGATAGTCGTCCCAGCGGTCAAACTCTGGAAGCCCAAGCTCTCTGCGGATGTTCCCCTCTATGTTGACCCCGCCCGCAGGGCCGATCCCAAGGGCCGCAGTAACGCCCCGGATGCTTCTGGTCAGCGGAAGGAGGGTGCCTATTCTCTCGGGGGTTCCCCTGGCAGCATTGTATGCCCACTGGATGGGAACATGCGGCGAGGAGAACAAGGACATGAAATCGAAGGCGCTAAGCCTTTCCTCGTCATCGTCCTGTCTGGCTAACGCTTGTGCCCTGTCCCATGTCGTCCCCTGTCTGGTTTGTAGGGCCTCTTGATATGCCGCCTGGTCAATCTGGCCGTCATTCAACAGCTGTTCTAGAACCCTGGTTGTTGCCCCCTCGTCGCGCTGTTGCTGTTGCTGGTATTGCTCGAAGGGGTAGGTAAACTGGTCCAGTGGCAGCGCAAACCGCATCGGATCTACAAAGATGCTATCGCCCATCCAATTCGGCAGGAAGGGCATGGGAATGCGGATTTGCCCCCGAAGCCTTGCAGGAAGGTTCTGTTCTGGTCGGTATGCGGTGTTGAGGAACTGCTGCATTCTCAAGTAGATCATGAGCATTTCTGGGCGGTCGATGGAATGGAGTGCCCAATTCAGGGCAGACTGTGTGAACCAGAACTCGTAGGGCATGATTGTCCCGAGGAAGGTATTGTAGTTGTGCCGACGGTTGTAGTTCAGAAGAGAGCTGTCCCTCATGAACTCTGCGCCCCGCATCCCCATATAACGAGCCTGGGCCAATTGCACTTGGCTCTGTGACATCCAGCGTTGCAATGTCTGCTGTTCTGCCTCGCTCAGGTCCGAAAACCTTAGGGGCGGTCTCCGCTGTAAATCAAGGGCGGCATCCCTAATAGACTCTACTGCCTGTTGCCCCCTGAGATACCATAGTTGGTCAAGTCCAGTATCCATGTAGAGTTGTCGGGGGACAAAGGCGTGGAAGTCGGGGAGATGGGCGGCCTCTTCTGCCTCTCCGCCCATGCGGAACAGTATCCTCTGCTCGCCAGAAACGGGCGGCAGATCCCTGAGCCGCGTTACGGCGCCCTCTCTGACCATTCTCCTAAAGAAGGTGTCGCCCCGAGTTACGGTCTCGCCAGCCTCATTTACGGTGTCGGCGAGAAGTTCGTTGGTCAGAAACATGCGATGACCGGCGACATCATTATGACGCATCCAGGACCGTAGAACATCGGATCCTCCGGGCCGCCGACCCCGGATGAAAGTCAGAACAGGAACTTGCTCTCCGTTGAGTTCCTCAAAGCCCCATCTAATCCACCCGCCCCGAGTGACAAAGACATTGTTGAGTCTGTGCCCCGCCCTGGTTTCATTTAGCTCCCTGGCGGTGATCCATCCCTCTTGTAGGCCAATGGCAAGACTGCTTTCGCTCTCCCTTACTAGCCATGCCTGGCGCTGCGCCGGAGGCATCGCTGCCACAATGGGGCGAGCGTGCTCTATTGTTGTTAGGTCTTGAGCCGCAATAGCGGACCGCTGTGCATCCGTCATGACGCCGGCTTGTGCCGCGATCTGCTCGGCATCCATCGGAACTCCCACGGTCTGCCGACGCATGTTAGATGCCCAAAAGGAAACATCTGCCTCGCTATACCCGAATAGCCTTCCAAGCGCCTCCCCGCGCTCTATGGGGCCATAAATTTGGTCTATCCGTCGGAGTTCAGATATAAGCTGCCGCATTTCTGTGGCATTCTGTGCATCCGTTCTGTACACGATGTCAACGGGATTGCCCCCGAAGTTGACGATGTTTCTTGTTACGGAAACACCCCCAGGAAGATTCTCCGGTAGTTGCCCAAAGCCCTGGCCACCGAAGAATGCAAATGGTCTATCTCCACGAAGAACGCCTGCGATCTCTTCCTCCGACGTTGTACCAAAGGGGGCAAGAGCCCCAGGGAGACTTCGTTGTGAAACGCGGGGTTCTATCGGAACTCCAGCGGCTGTTGGGAAGGCAACATTATCCCAGGTCGTCGAGAAAACCACATTCGGCTCCCCAACATCAAGACCATATTCCATGACACCATCAGCATACGTTTGACGCGTAATGGTGGCCCTTCTCCCGGCATATCTCCCCCCCAGAATCTCGACCTCAGAACCCACCATCGTACCCGGTATGCCACCAGCCTCTACGGCGGGCCTGAGTCTGGATTCTAGAGTTTCTCTTGGTGCGGCGGCTGTTGGGGCGGCGGGGGGCCTCAATCGCCCCGCCGTCGGTTCTGGGGGTCTTGCTACTTGGCGCAACCGCCCCATTACTAGGTCGGCTTCCTCTTGAGGTCTGCCATACTGAGCCAGTCTATCTAGTACAATCTGCCGTTGCTCAGCAGTTGAAAGCGGCGTTCCCCGTACAGCCTCCTCGGCGCGAACGCTGGCGGCAATCAGGTCGTCCTGGTAGGTTGCGGCAGCCTCCGCATTCCCCGCCGCGGCACGAGAACCAATCTTCTGCTCGACAGAAACGGCTGACGTGTTGTCCATCATCCGCCGCCAGAAACCGGCAAAGGCGGCCTGTCTCTGGTTATAGGGAATAGCGTCTACCTGCGCAAACCACTCGCGCAGCATATCTGCTCGTTGCGCCCTAAGCGCGGCCACCCTGTCCCGCGATGCAAAGAACGTGGGGCGAAGATTCTCGGGGATCATGCTTCCGGTAAGGCGGTCAATCGCACTAAGTCTGTCTGCCTCCATTGCGATTACATCGTCATATCGCCTGGCTATCTGGGCCCGTATCTCCTCAAAACTAAGACTCGGGGTTCGCCCAGCCCCTCTGGCATCAAAGAACTCCCGCCAAGTTGTATTGCGCCACTCGAAGAATTGCCGCCAGCCATCCCGCCACTGCCGGAAGGCAGTCATTACCTCAGCGCCGCCCCTTATCTCCCTCCGCCCCAGGGCGTTTGCCACGCCTTGCATTCTGGCCTCTAGGCGACTCCAGCCCCTGTTCATGAACCTCTGCTCTCGGTCCAGAACGGCGCCCATCATTCTGTTGGCAACTTCTGGTCTTAGATCAGTCAGATCACCAATGCGAGCCATTGTCATCGCGTGGCCCTGGACATAGCTACCATGGAACTCGTCTATCGCATCGCCAAAGACACCAGGGAAAGACCCCGGTCCCTCGGCAACAATCCGTTCCGTTGCCTCCTCGGTTAGCGTCCGGAGGCTATCATCTAGGCGATTGTCTAGTTCGTCTTGTACCTCGCCCCACATTCTTTCAAAGACCTCTTCAATCTGATTGGGGCCAGCCCGCGCAGCCCTTTCAATCTCCGGACCCCACCGTGCCGTAAACGTCTCGTCCAGGATGTTAGGAAGGTCTACGCCCATCCTCTCGCTGGCGGAGTCTAGGATGTTCTCTAGGTTCAGATGCATATTGTCAGTAGAGGCCAGGGCGCGCAAGATGTCATCGTCCGTGCCCGCCCCGCGTATGGCATTGTTCGCGGCCCGAAGTGCCTCATCGCCATATCTGGCCCTGATGCTGTTAGCCACATCGGGGGCGAAATCCTCAAGGTTCTGTAACAAGGCACGCCTGCCTTGGCGGAAGAAGCGGTGGAAGCCGGAGGCGTAGGCTCTCTGAGAAGCACTAACCTCAATCCTTCTGGCCCATGCCCCCGTGTCTCCGGGGAAGTGAATGCCAGAAATCCAGTCCCTCGCCTGGTTCCAGAACCCCCGTTCTCCCCTGGACGCTCGGGCGATAATGGACTCGGCGGCACTCAGGCCCTCATTTCCGGCCAGTCCCGCCATGCCATACCCCGAACGCATTCTGGTGGGCATCCCTCCCAGTATTCTCTCTACGTCGGCAATCGCCTCTCTGCTGCCCCCGACGTAAGTGCCTCGGGCAATCATCGTTACAACATTGTTGACCCAGTTCCTTAGAGGATAAACAACATTCCCGGCCCGGAGCAGGGCCAGAGATTCCGCCGCCTTGATGGCATCGGCCGCAGCTAGAAGAGTGCCCCTGGCCCGAACTCCAAACTTGGCAATACCCGCCTGGGCGGCAATATCCGCCGCCGCGTTCAGGAAACCGGTCCTGAGTAGATCGTCGGTGATGGTGCCCGTTCCCTCCAGGGTGCCGTGTATTCCCTTGAGGAGATCGGCGGTGAAATCTCCAATCTGACGATTTCCAATGCGGAGCGTCTGTGCCAATATCCTTTGACCATCTGGCACCTGGGCCAATGCCTCGTTGAACCGTCGGAACAGGGCGGGGGCCTCGCTCCCCGCCTGGGCAAGAACACGGTAGACGTCCTCTCCAAGGACCACAGACATAAACTCAAGGATGCGGCGATCCGGCATTGCCGCCACCCTCGCCTGTAGCAGGCGCTCGGCCACTGCCCCTAGTCCGCTCATCATCCCACGAACATACCTGCCCTCTGCTGTTACAACCATATGTGCTATCTGGGGGCTGTAAATGCCGTCTCGGGCGCGAAGAACGTCCCGCATGGCCTCTTGAAAGTCTCGGGGAAGATAGGCCCTCAGGTTAGTCTCAATCGTATCAACAAAGGCGTAGGCCCGAGACTCCCGCGTGAGTCGGAATGGCCCAGTTATCAACCTTCCCGCTCGGGAGTTCAGAAATCTCCCGACCGCACTATCTGTCGGCCAGTCCATATTCCCGGCAATACGAAGTACGGCTTGCTGCCAGGGAGACATCTGCGTGGCCTCGCGGAGAAGCCGTAGCGAGTTCTCAAGCCCGGCAACCGTCTCCGCCTTTGCTGCAATCTCCTCGGCGGTTGCCGCAACTCTTGGGGCCGCTCCCGCGACTTCTTCGAGAACCTCGCCGGCGACTCTTGGGGCCGCCCCGGCAACCTCGGCCGCACCCCCCTGTGCCACACGTAATGCCCCCCTGGCCTCGTCGAGAAGAGTCTCGGTAACACGAATAGACTCCACTACCTCATCTGGCATCGCCCTCCTGAGGGCCAATATCCTGCGGACCTCAAGGGCCTCGATTGGTTTGATAAACTCGGCCACAATGTTTATGGGGTCAGCAAAGAGATGAACCCATAGGTCATTCATCTGGGAGCGAAGCGCCAATGCCCCCTGCGACTCGTACATCTGGTCTCTTACTTGGACTAAGGCATCGCCAGGGTCCATGCCTTGCCGAACAAGATCGGCAATTTGTCGTCGAGACTCAACGAGGGAGGCCACGCTCTCATGACCATTTTCCCCCATCTGAAAGGCGAGGCCAATGCCCGTCCCAGCGCCCGCTCCAAGAAGACCGCCCGCGAACGTCCCAATGGGCCCACCGAGACTTCCCAGAACCGCTCCGCCGACGGCTCCAACACCTCCGCCGGCAACGGTATAGGGGACCATGTCTCCAGTGGGGCTTCCAACAAAGTCAGCCGCAAGAGATCCTGCGTACCACGCCTCTCGGGCATTTGCCTGGAAATCGTCCCAGGCTTCTTGCCCGTGAGCATTTGCATCAAGGGCCTGTGCAACAAAGCCGATGCCCCGCTCAACTCCCTCGGCCCCAATGTCTAGATATTGCAGTGCCCTGCCGGCCCATGTGTTGCCGAACCACTCCAGCGCACGCCCAACGCCGCTCTCGGCAATGCCGGGTAGGCGGTTCATCACCCACCGCTCGGTTGCGGTCAGGCGTTCGTAGTTAGGGACTTGCTGCCGGGTAGGCGGCCGCGGGGTAAATCCGGGTTGTTGCCACGGGTACTGCGTGGATGGTTGCGTGGCCCGCGCGGTGGGCTTATCCGTTTTGATTACCCGCGGTACTTGTGGGGTGGCCATCAGTATCCAATTCTCCAGTTGATTAGCCCATTACCGCCGCCGTATCCGGCGTATCCACCCCCGCCACCTCCGCCACCACCATAGCTTCCGCCGTCATCCCCCTGGCCATATCCGCCAGTATCAATAGTTGGCCTAAGTTTTCTCTTGGCTTGTCCGCCCATCGTGGCAATGGTGGGGGCTTGCGCGCTGTAACGGGCAGTGAGAGTACGCTGCCGCTCCTGGTAAGAAGAAGTTCCCGGTATCAATTCTGGGGGGGCCATTCCATAACGAGCCATCAGGACATAGGCCTGCTCCCGATCCTGCTGTGCCGCCTGCATTGCGGCGGTGCGAGATGCCCCATAACGTCCCGCCAGAATGCGCTGCGTCTCCGCCTGTTGCCCCGTGGGCGCTCCATAGCGGGCAGTGAGGAGGCGCTGTGTCTCCCCCTGCGCGGCCATACCCGTAGTAAATCCCGCACCCGCCGGCAACCCCGCACGCCCCGCGGGACCAACCGTTCTGGTTGGAATTGCCGAGGGGATGTTTACCGCAAGATTTCGCCAGTCGCCAACGCCAATACTTCCCCGTCCGACTTGTCCGCCGGGACCAGTAGTTATGGCCCCGGCAACCGTATTGATGGCACCGGCAACGGCCTGCCCAATGGCGGCACTTTCTGCGGCCCTAGGGTTGACCCACGGTTGGACCCCCGGCGTAAACGTCCCCCGCGGGGTTACCACCGGGACCGGCGGCGGCTTGATCGGCGGGAGGGGCCGCCGCGGGTCCACCACCGGGGGCGTTCGGCCCGGCTTCCGGGATGTCGTTCCCCCTGTCAATTTCGCCATTCTTCACCATCCTCTTCGCCCTGTTCCCTAATAGTTCCAGGGCGACTTCTTGTATCAGCTTGTCGTTTTCCTCCTGGGCCTCCAGGAGCATGATGTCATACTCTCTCTCGGTGTACATTAGGGCCCCGCCAGTTCTTGACCGCCCCTGCTCATTCCCGTCTGACCCTCGAACGTATTCCCCATCGGGTTAGCCATAGCGGGGGGCATTCCTCCGGCGGCCGGATTTACCCCCTGCCCCTCAACTCCGGGCATCCCAGGAGGAGCCATCATGTTCTCGGGAGGGCTTCCGGTGCCCATCATACCGGGCATCATACCGCCACCCTCCGGAGCCTGCTGTTGTTTCATCTGGTCCTGAACCATCTGCTGCGCCATCTGGGCGGCCATCTGCTCGATTTCTCCGGAGACCGTCAGTTCGATCTTCTTCAGCTTGCCCATCAGGTCGGCCATTCTGACACGGTGCTTCATCCAGTCCCTAATTTCGCCCTCGGGGTCTGTCACTCCAAGGAACTCCAACAGAGACCGCGGGGACATGGGTAGATTCTCCGAATTGGCCAGGTTCATGGCCGAGTTCACTCTTTGCTGGCGGTCCACCGGAGAGTCAGTGGTCAACTCTACGTCGATGTAGATTCCCTCGGGGTCGATGTCCTCGCTATCAATGGTGTAGACCTTGTCGTCTTTGCCGTATCCGGAGATTTCTCCGCCGGTGTAGTGCGCCAGAAGAAGCATGTGCTCCAGTAATCGGGCAATAAACAATTGGGCGACGTTCTTGAAATCCCCCAGAGAAGCAAGAGCTTGTATAACCTGGAGGTTGAAGCCGGCGAACGTCTGGTCGGTTCCCATCGGCTGCCCAGTTACCAGAACATCCGACACCGTGGCCCGCCTGATAGCCTCGTCGGTGCGGTCGAACATCTCTCGGATCTGCGGGTCCAGACTTAGTTGCTGTATTCTCTCGTAGGTCTGGAAAGGCGTAAGGTTGATACGTCCGCCAATTTCTCCGTAGTCAACCTCGACATCCGCTGCGCCTGCGCCCTTCACAATGTTCCTGGCGGCCGCCGCTTCTGCAATTGCCACCGACTGCATGATGGTGCCCATGACGTTGGCATTGATCCATAGGCCCGTCTGCAATACAGGGTAGAGCAGCGGTCGTCTCTGGTGCTCTGGAGCTAAGTCAACCTTGGTGCCCCCCGCGACGTTGATCCACGGCAGGAAGGGAACCTCCCTCCCCAGCCAGGGTTGCGGCTCAAGAAGGGTGTACTTCAGGTCCTCAATCTCGCTAACCGAATTGCTCTGAACAGCCCACACAAAGCGGTTCTCGTAATCGACGTAGTCGCACTCCAGGAAAGGCTCTGTGGCAAAGTCGGGGTTCTTCTCAATCTGCGCCGCAATGGCTTCATGGCCCCAGAACTCCGAGACCCACCTGGCATCCCTCAGTGCAACCGAAAGAACCGCATCGGTGCCGTAGTTGGAATACCTCACATCCACCGTCTTGGGATCTGCCAGTTTCACCCCCCAGTCGCCCATCCGCATAGCCGCCTCGCCCTTTGTCCCCCGGAGGGTATCGGCAATTCTCTTCTGCGTAGGGAGGTGAATGGGTTGCCCATTCACCTCATGGTACAACACGGAAGACCAGACAATGTCAGACAGGAACGTGGGCGACCGCTTTATCAGTCTGTCCAGCACCCAGCGGAAGGTCGTCTCCCACTGGTTGGCCAGCTTCCTCGCCTCAAGGCTCTTGTCGTCTCCCCCCTTCAGGGCCTTCAGAACCGTCGCCGGATGGACGGTTATCCTTGGTTGGAGGTTCGCCATCGCCCTGACTGCCCCCCGAAGAGCATCGTAAGGTGCCGTGGAGGGTCTTCCCCGAATGAACGCAAACTGCCCTAACGCGCCAGGGGGCGTCCAATCCAGGCGTGCCATGCGCTCGTACTCCTCCTGATATCTGTGGAGGGTCTTATCCGCATCGACCATCTGCCTGGCCTTGCGCATAATGTCTTTCTTCAGATCAGCCATTGCCTCTCCCCAAGATGGCCCATGGATTGACCATCTTCTTCTTCTCGAAATACAGCGGGCTCTCCGCCGAGACCTGCAATGCGGGCAGGGCAATGAAGCCCTCCGCCGCCTTGGTCATCATGTAAACTGCATCCAGGGTGTCGTCCCCGGAATTCCCCGAACCGTCCCACGAAATCCACTGGTCCACGAACTTCTTCAGAAACGGCGTCTGCCTCGTGGAAATCAGAACACGCCTTCTCTGGAACATGGGGGCCAACACCTTCTCGAACCTGCCGCCCTTCGACCTCGCCAGTCCCGTGTGCGAGGGAATGGGAACGATGGGCATGAAGATCGGCGCCTGTGCCAACAGTTCGTAGAACTCCTCCCCCTTCCCAATGCTCTCAATGCCGATCTGTTGCAGCGTCGGGAAAGAAGAGGCTCTTGCAATAATCCTTTGATACGCTTCAGCCTGGGACATCTGCTCGGCGTCGCCGTCAATCAAAACCAGGTCTCCCCGAGGGGTCAGTCTGCCCCAGCAGATGGCGTTGTCGTCCCGTTTCTTTTGCTTCATTCTGTCCGAGGTAGAGGCATAGTCATTGCCCATGAAGACGGGCCAGTCCTCTTTGATGTCCTCGTAGTTGAAGTATCCCAGCCACTCCTTCTTGAGGTTGTGGCCCTTGGCCGCTTCCAAATCCAGCATGTACATGCGGGCGAATTCAACGGCCCCGCTGGCGGCCTTCCGGTTGGTAACTTCCTCTTCGGTGAACACCTCGGGCCAGACCGACTTCTCCCCGCTCAATAGGGGCGTGCGGATGTGGTGAAACATCGTCGGCAGTGCTTTGAAATAGGAGATGGCGTCCCCCTCCACCCAGGGAGTTCCCACCACAATGTGGAACGCACCGGGAACCAGGGTAGGCATAAGGGTGCCCTTGATGATGTCCATGACCTCTTCCAACTGTCTGGGGGAAGAGGTGTTCTCGTCGCCGTGGATGTCATCAATCACCAATGTCCCCGTGGGGTGCATTCCAACTAGGGCGCCGGAGGTATAGCCCCAGCCAGAGAGAGTGTAGTCCAGGCCAAGTTTGCGGCTCCACTCATCGTAGGGGATGCTGGTATCTTGAACCCAGTAGCCGTTATCTCCCCACCCCCGCTTCTCGTCTTTGATGATGTGGGGGAAGATGAGTTTCCACGCCTTGTTGTATTCGATGATGTCGGCTATTTTAGACGCCCCCCGCTTCTTGGCGGCGGCGTCGTTCAGGCCAACAATCAAGTTTGACTTCTCCGGGTGAAGACCAATCTGGTGCGCCACGAAAATGACCGTAAGGGTAGTGGTCTTGGTAGACCCCCGGAACGCCTCGATGACCAATCCCCTACCGTCCGTCTTCGCCTGGAAGATGTCCTTGATCCACTTGCGGGCATGGAGGGGAGGGGGAAATCCCTGGATGAGCGTATAGAACGCCTCGTATCCCTCGGGAGAATCTATTCTCGCCAGGGTCACCATAAGGGCCAGTTCGGTTAGCGGAACGTTCTGCTCGTCGGTCAAAACTCAAGACCTATTCTATTTGGCGGCACAACGAAATCACACGTTACGCCGCGGTCCTTCATCAGCCCAACCATCTGGATGTAGCCGGCAAACATGCCCGCATTCGCTATGGCCGCATCTTTAGCGGATAAGTCCTCGTCGAACTCGTAGTAGTTATCTGTCATATGGTTGGGGTCCCTTCCATGTCTCGGTTTCAGTCCGTCCAACCCCATGAACAGGACGTGGCTGAAGCCCAACACAGTAGCCATCTGGGCGGCCAGGTAGACGGAGGTATGCCCCCCGAAAAGGGAAGTTGTGTGCGTCGCCCACTCGGGTCCCTTGTGCATCCCGTAGAGAAAAACGTTTGGCCCCATGACCCTCTCTCCCCAGTGATGCGGGATGTAACTCGGTATTCCCAGTGCCACCGACTCAAGAATTAGCGGGAGAGCGGAAAGCCCCCCGTCCCCCTGGGACCAACCCAACAGGTAGTGCGTCGGCCGCCAAGTTGTCTGGGGGTAAATCGAAGCCACGGCGTTCAGGCCAAATGATGGGCACCCGATAGCCTCCAGCAACCCCGGAGTGACGCTCGGCCCATTCCCTACGATGGCGCACGTTTTAGCAGAAACCAAGTGATGTCATCCTGGGGGAATTCATCTAGGTGGTAACTGAACCCGTGGGCCACGAGTTGTAGGTCTGGGTATCTGTCCAGCATCTCTCCTGCAAAGTCCCGCTTCCACAAGACAGTATTGCGGTAATGAGCCTCCACGAGTCTCGGGTTATAGTATTCCGCCAGGAGTAGCCACCGTCGAACACACTGGTAGAGCCTAGCAGTAACCGCATCCAGTTCCTGCGGGGGAATGTGGATGAGGAAGGACTTGGTAAGCGCAAGGTCATAGGTTCTCTCGGTTTCAAATCTATCTGCCGGGCACTGGTAAACCACGGCGTCCGGGATCCTCTTTTGCAGTTCCGCACAAGCCCCTTGATTTACCTCTACGCCGGCAACCTCAATCTGCGGGAATATCCGTCTAAGTGCAGACAGATTCAATCCAACATTCGGGCCAAACTCGATCGCCGACTCCAGTGGTCCCGTCAGGGTCACAATCGGCGCAAAGAAGGCGGTCTGGTCTCCTGTCATGTTCCTGCGGGTGTAGTCATCTCCCAGCTTGCCGGCCCACACTATCTCTTTCCCCGAAGCTTCTTTATGTCCGCCTCCCGGCGAAGTCGTCCAACCACAAGTTGGCTATGCTTCTTCCTGGCCGCCTCGTTTTCCGCCTCCTGCCACTTCTTGAGGCTCTTGGCATCATTCGCCTGGTTTAGCAGTCTCAGCAGGCGCAGTTGCTCTTCCTGCTCCGTGGTCCGTTTCCGTTCCACAACATGTGGCGCAAAGGCCTGCGGCGCTTTCCGTCTCCCTCCAAGGATGGCGATGATCTCCTGGATAGAGAAATCCAAGAGGGTCAGTTCTTCGCCCCCCTCGTCCTGGAAAAGAAACAACTCGTCCACTCACGCGCCCACCAGGGTTCGTTTGCTGACAGCCGCGAGACCGTCTTTGAAGAACAGTATGAAATGCAAGTTCGTATTGTCTGGCGTCGGGAGGGAAACCCACCCCTCCGAATCCGTCACGCCCTGGGCCTCTACGGAATAAGTGGTTGCATCGAACAGAATGGCCGTGACGTTCTCTATGCCTTTCCCTGTCTTGTCCTTGGCTCTCTGGCGGATCATGTACTGGATGGCTACGGTGGCCGTCCCAAACGCCTCCTCGGAGCTGATGCCGTAGGGAGAGACAGAGTAGGCGACCGAAACCGCCGGAGTACCAAACAGTTCCTCGCTCAGTATCCCTGCTGGCTCTACCAGAATGGCGAGTTCGGCCGTTCCAATTGCCTCGGCCGATGCTATTCCTCCAGCGTCGGTCAGGAAGACATCGATGCTTACGGTCGGAGTACCGAATGTCTCTTCCGACGGAAGCCCGGAGACAGACACCTCGGCCCAGAGTGAGCCCGTACCGAAGGCTTCCTCAGAGGCGACACCAGCAGTAGACAGGTCCG